GACCACAGCATAGCTCTAGGACCTTTAAGACTTCTCTTATAGAATGAATCAGTAAACTTTGTTAACTCTTCCTCTAGGAGTTCTTGTTTCCTTAAGGATATGTTATTATCTACAACCTGATTCATTTGTTCTACCCAATAAGCTACAGCAATACTTAAAGCATCTAATCTATCATCATGTATAAGACTACCTTTATCTTTTGTTATCCTTGATAGTTGATACATTAACATATACTTAGCTTGGTGTTCTATAGGATACCCTTGAGCACTCTTATAGTCATGTTGAATAACAGAAGGATCAATAATAAGTTTATGTTGGTTAAGTACAGGTTCTAAAGTATCTATGATCCTTAACTCTTTTTGTTTGTTATGTCTTACTTCTTCTACTGAGCAAGGGTAAGTTGTAAAGAGTAAAGGCTTAAGGAGTTCCTGGAACATACCATCACCAAAGTTAGATTCAATAACTATCTTATTAACTTTGTTATCCTTAGCTATATTAACTAATTGTTTAAGTGTTAATTCATCATATCCCCCTTTAAGACCACCAGCTTGAGGAACAAAGAGTTGACCGTTAAGCATCTTAACCACAGCGAACCCAGTTTCATCCTTACCTCTACCACTAGGGTCAATAGAAAGTACAGAGCCAGTGTAAGGAACTAGATCACCTATAACCTTAAAGGGTTTGTGATACCTGTCTCCACCTAGACCTACATTAGGTAAGTCTTTATTTTCGTTATCTCTATCACTAGACCACATGATCTTTTCAGGTGCTAGGTCTACATCAACATCTGTTACTATAAGATCATTAATCTTCAAAGGATACCTGTCAGCATCTGAAAGCCTTGGATTGAGCATGAACTGAAGAGCGTACCCAGTCCTGCCGTAAGACATCTTTCTTTCCTCTAGGTCCATATCTGAGAACCTACTAGGCTCTGTAGTAGTTCCTACTGACTCATCTGTTATCTGTTCTTGTAGAAAAGGTGCTATATCATTGTCATAGTTCTTTAACACTAAATCCTCACTAGGATACTCAGATGTCCATATACGAGCGTTATAGCCTCTCTCACGCAGTTTGTTATAGATTGAATCCTCGCATTGGGGTGTACCTAGAAAAAGGATTCTAGAGGTGTCTAAGGGCTTAATAATAGCTTCAAACTCTTTTACCTGTTCATCCAGCTTATCTCTCATGCCTTGAGTAGCAGAGTTGTTAGGTACTTCAATGTCATCAGCTATTATGATGTCAGCACGAGAACCTGTTAACTGTGATGATATACCTAGTGACTTAACGGAGGGTGCGTGAGCAGCAGGTGCAGGACCAACATCAAAAGCAATCTTAGAGAATCTTTGATCACCTTTAGGTATAAGACCTTGAAGAACAGGGATGTCATGTATTATTTTAAGGGTGAAAGTGGAGAAGTCATCAGCTCTGTTTTTAGAAGCTGACACTACAAGTATGTTCTTAGTGGGGTCTAGGAGGAGTTGATGCACAGCATAGGCACTGCATATCCAGGACTTACCTACACCTCTGAAAGCCATGATAACAGACCTTTTAGGACCGTCCTGCATATAGTCAGCAATGTCGTACTGAAGGGGTGTAGGATCAGGCAGGTTCAAGTGCTTCCAAACTAGATATAAGAAGTTACGGAAGTCCTTGAGTTGGTGAAGTTTAGATTCACTACTCATACTCTCTTAGGTGTTATTACAGTTATTACTATTTAACTTTAGCTTTTAAATCAGAGTCTTCTTCAAAAGGCAGTACTACATTTAAAAGATCATTGATTGGAGTGTCTTTACCTGCTGCAAGAACAATCTCGTTATCTTTAAGAAGTTGTCTAGCACCGTTAAGTATTGAAGGATTGAACTCTCCTGTGTCGTGCATCTGATCTATTGCAGCCCTGTAGCTATCTGCTACATAACCTTGTAAGTTACCTAGTTCTTCAAATGTCTTCATATATTATAGTTTTAACATTGTTATTATAAAAGTACAAGAAAAAGGGGAGACCCCACAAATGTGAGACCTCCCCAATAACATCTTATTATCTTGTATCTAAACCAAAAGATTAAGTAAGAGCAGACTCAAACTCAGCAACTGTTCCTAACTCAGTACCATTGTGGTATAGGTTAGCATCAAGGTCAGCAAGAGCAGCAGAGCCGTCTGTACTAGAGATGTCAGTAGCAGCAGCAGTTGCAGAAGTTGTTAAAACTTTGAACTTGTCATCACCTTCGTCCCAGATAAGAGCAGCATTGTCTTCAGAAGAACCACGCTCAACGATGAATCCACCGTCATTAGAAGCATTAGTACCGTCAGCAGCACCTTTAGAAAGATTCATCAAAGAATCAGCAACATCAATGTTAGTAGTGCTAATCGAAGTAGTAGTACCATTAACAGTTAAGTTACCACTGAATGTAGCGTTAGCAGCTGAGATGTTACCGCTGAAAGAAGCAGAGTTACCGTCAGAAGCCAATGAACCAGCTTGAGTCTGTAAGTTACTAATGTCAGTATCGTTACTGGAAACATTGCTTTGAAGTGTAGAAATGTCACTGTCATTCGAGCTAACATTTGACTGAAGCGTTGATATATCAGAGTCATTGCTTGATACATTACTTTGAAGAGTAGCAATGTCACTAGCGTTTGTAGATATGTTGCTTGTGTTAGTGGAGATGTTACTTGCGTTAGTAGAAACGCTTGAGCTAACAGTTGAGATTTCTCCGTCAACATAAGCCTTAGAGGCAGCGTGAAGATTAGCTGTAGGAGCACCACTGAGTGTCAAAGCACCAGTCATTGTTCCTCCTGCAAGAGCTACTTTTTTATCGAGCTCTACTTTTGTTTTTTGACCCAATTGGGTAAGTAAGGTAGACATAATTAATTATATATTTTCTATGTTAGTATTGTATGTGAGAGTATTTAGAAATAGTATTACAAACACAAAGGAAAGTTGTCAAGATTCAGACTACTAAAAGATCACCAGCTTCTGTTGTTAGATTGTCTCCTAGTTCCGTAAGTAGTTTAGTAGCAGGTGTTAAGATGTTACCTAAAGATAATATTTTCCAATCACTACCGTTGTCAACAGCTATACAAGGGCTTCCATCATCCCCATCAGATACAAAGATAACAGTACCACTAGCACCTGCATTGGGCAATGATGAAGAAGTATAAGACCCTAATTCAAAGAGTTGTGATATAGATAGATCACCTGATATAGTACCACCAGATGTGTTAAGCTTGGTATCTAGTTGAGTCTTAACCTTTTGTCCAAGCTGTGTAAGTAATGTACTCATGGTCCTGTTAAAGCATCTACGAAGTCATCGTAATCTCCAACCTCTGCTTCTCTAGCGTCAAGGAAGTAAGGTAAAGAGTTCCAGGCAGTAGTACCGTCTCCTATCTTTATTCTGTTTCTTTCAGAGTCCAATTCAATTCCTATCTCACCTTCAAGCAAGACAGGATTAGCAGTAGACCACTCAGTATCAGTTCCTCTTCGTAATTGTATTCTTTTAGTAAAATTAGGCACTTGCTCCTCCTCCGTCAAAAATATCTTCTTCTTGTACTACAACACCACCACCGTCAAGGGTAACAAAGAATGGATCACTCTCTAAGGATTCCACCTGTGTTTCTAAAGTTTCTGCTTTTTCTTTATTGTCTGTAGCTATAGCACCAGCAGACGCAGCGATAGTACGCTGTTGAAAAGTAAGTGGGTGGATACGAACTACAGGTCTTCTAGGCATCTGTTAACACTTCCACCTTCTAAGGGCTAAAGCTTTTCTAGTTGGTCTACCTTTAGAATCTTTCATTGGTCCTTTTACACCTGACATCCTTGCACAGAAAGACTTCTTTCTAGGACCACCGCCAGGTTGAGGGGCTTTTAGATTAGAACCAGTAAGCTTATTTATTCTTCTTCTTCCTGAATCACTGAGACCACCTTTAGGTGACTTATCAGAAGCTCTCAAAGATACTGTCCTTCGTCTAGCCATTACTTCTTTTTCTTAGGAAACCCACGCTTCATGTTAGCGTATGCTTTAGGGGATATAGTTGACTTCTTCTTGCTACGGCTAATGCCTAGCTTTCTTCTTTTATTTATGTTTTTATATAAGCTCATCTTTTCATTAACATCTCCATTAGACGATCCAGTTTATTATTAATTTCTTTTACACTTGTTTCTAATCCACTCATGCGGTTCTCAACAGCAGTATCTCTTTCACTTTGAGCAGCTAACTCCACCTCTATCCTAGTTAATCTTTTCTCATCGTTATCTAACCTGTCAGTAAGTTTCTTAATCATCCAACCTATAACAGCTAGAATAACACCAAGAGCAGTATCAAGAAAGTGGGAGAGTTGTTCGGTCATTGTATTAAGCTGATATAGTTGCTCCTAATGTTGCTATTACTTTCCAAGCACTACCGTCATACATTGCTAAACAAGGACTACCTGCATTTCCGTTAGAAACATAAGCTACTTGCCCTAGCAACGCACCGTCAGCAGCAGTCAAAGCATTCATCTGAGCAACTGTTCCTCCAGCTATTGTTAGATTCCTACCA